AAGTGGTGAAAATGATATTTCTAAGGTACAAGTAAATGATACTATTGTCTTAGGTATCAACCTTAATGATTTATCAGCATATGATATTACTTTTATTCACGCTGATGTGGAATATAATAAAAATGCTTATACCCTATTAGACCCAGTATGGAAAATAAATGGAGCTCAAAATTCTTCTTTTAATTGGACTAATACTAAATGGACTCCAAACCCAAATTATGATGAAAATGATTTATGGGGTCAATGGAGTGGTGGAGGAGGTTCCTATAATGCAGTTGATGGTTGGGATGTAGGTCATTATACTACCCAAGATTTAAGCTCATTTAGTGGGGATTATATTGAATTACACTTTATTGTTAAAAATACAGATGTATCTAATTATACTAAAGCTATTAATATTACAATGGCTAAAATAGATGACAATAACCAAAGTTATACCCATCCTGTTGGTTCAGTTAGAGCTCACCCAACTCAACATATTTCAAACACCCCATTAGAAGATTTTGATAACAATGTTTATATTAAAGCAGAATTTAATAGTAATATAGATGCTACTAAAGTAAAAGTAGATATTAGTAAAGGAACTGAATTAGAATATGTTGGAAGTGTTACTTTAGATTCTAATGGAGAAGCTAATGTAACCGATTACTTAAATAGTTCAACAGAAGACTATTATTTAAACTTTGTTTGGGGTGGAACAGAAGAAGAATGGCAACAACTTAAAGATGAAGCCCTAACCATTTCAGATGCTGTATTAATCTTAAAAGAAACTGGTGGATTTGATCATGGTAATATGGGTAATGCTTATGAACATGGAATCCAATATCTAGCTACGGATTTTGATGCAAATGGATCAATTGATAGTCAAGATTCATTTGATTTATTAGCTCACGTTTTAGATGTAGCAGATGTGTTTATAAAATATATTGAAGATAAATTTAGTTCAGGTGTTGCAGTAGCTCCATCCTCTATTTACGATGCAATAACTCCTAATAGTTGGGCAGAAAATGGTTTACCTGATGTAGGAGATGGAAGTATAACAGTAGATTTATCTAATGGTGATGTAATTTTACCTTATAAATCAGCAATGTGGGGGGATGCTAACTTATCTCATGGGATTATTCCTTCTTCAGGCACAACAGCTCAATCTATGGCAATGATGAGAGTAAGATCTTATGGTCAATCAATGTTAGTAGAATCTAAAATTGATGCTTCTTATATTACTGAAATAAAAGGAGACGAAGTACATGTTACATTAGAATTATTATCAAATGATACTTCAGCTTTACAAATTAAGCTAGATTATGATGATACTAGATTAACATTTGAAGAAGCCAAATTTGATACAGGTAACACAACTACTAATTTTGGAAAATCAAGTAATGGAAGAGTAAATATGGGTAGTATAAACAGAAATGGTGAAACTATTCCTATGAATTCTACATTAAAAGCAATTTTTAAAGGAAATGTTAGCTCAGCTACTGGGTTAGTTTCTATAGTAAGTACAGATGCCGCAAGTTCAGCAGGAACAAGACAAACTTTAAATCTACAATAAAATGAAAAAATTATTATATTCTTTATTAGCATTATTTTTAATATCTTGTGCTCAAGATGATCAATTTATAGAAACACTTCCTATTGAAAATAAATTAGAGATAGCAGGTTTAGAAGGATTAAAGTTTCAAAATAGCCAAATCACAGATGGTTCATTATTTAATCTTAAAACTGAAACATCAGGAAAATATATTTTAGAAATTAGAAACCATTTTAATGAATTAATTTCTAAATCAGTATTAAACATTCAAGCAGGTGATAATATAAAAGAATTTTATACTAAATCACTCAAAGATGGAGATTATACTCTTATCATTAGTAAAGATGGAAAAGAATTGTATAACGTAAAACAAATCATACAATAATGGCAGATAAGAAAGGATTTTTTAGCGAAATCAAAAACCAAATCATAACCACTATAGGTGTAATTATTACAGCTGCAGGTGGGTTAGTAGTAACGAATATGGAAGCATTATTTGGTGTTGCAGATAGTGATCAACCTATGATGGAACAAACCATTAATCTTCCGGAAGCTTCTAAAGATACAATAGTAATAACTAAAAAAATAGAAGTAGCACCAACAAAACCAATTGAACCACCAAAAACAGAAACAGAAAAAAGAAAGGAGGACTTTGATTGGTAAATCGCAGTAATAAAAAAGACTCCTTTGCTGTAACAAAGAAGTCTTAGTTTTAAAAGAATTCAACCGTAACTTTAAACAACAACAAACATTATGAAACTTATGAACCCTTTTATATTAATATATAACAATTGGATGGCTAAACCAAGCTATCTTGACAAAGCAGTTTCCCTTCTTTTTGGGCTTTGGGCTGCTACATTAATTACTTTAGCTGTTAGTGGAATTGGATTTCTCATTACCGAAATGATAATGAATCCTTCTACAATAGACAACATATCTTGGGGCCTTATTGATTACATTGGTTAAAAAGTTAATAATTGCTTTATTAATTTGCAATTATTCTTTTGCTCAAGTCATAGGTAAAACTAAAACTGAAGATTATCAAGCGGATTTTGAAAAAAGAGCCTCATTATATTCAATCCCAGAGTACTTTGGTGATCCAGTCCCTGTAGCTTTACTTAATGTTGGTATTACAGATGATTTATTAGCACAATATCCTGAATTAGGGGATTATCGTGTTGGCTTAGGTTTAACAAACATAACTGTAGCGTTTTTAGATGAAACGTTTAGATTTGAATTTGTTGAAACTAAAGACGAGATCAAAGACAGAATGGTCTTACAATTCAAAGCATCTCAAAAAGGATTTACAGCTAATCAAATAGAAGTTAGAGGAAAGATTACTCTAGCTAAGTATTTTTCTTATGTAGAAATTTATGATTTTTCTATATCAGAAGATGAAACTATAAATCTTAAAGATGGTGTTAAAAACACACTTGTAACTAGATTAGGATTACAAGTTAAAATGGTAGACGCAGAAACTGGACTTTATATGACAGGTTCAGGACTAGGTCAAGCAGTAACCATTAGAGAAGTAACCTTACTTAACGATGAAAACTTAACTGAAGTAGCATTTAACCAATCAAGTATTGGTATTGCAACTCGTAAAGCATTAGAGACTGCAGTCGCAAAAATCGTTAAAAGAATGATTAGAAAACAAATTTTTGATCACTAAAGGTTATGATACGGTTACTATTTTTCATAGTGATTATTGCGATGGGGATGGCAAGGGGCTACTCACAGTCCCTTGTCCAAACCTATACCGATAGATGTACAGGACAAACTTATGTTTTTTCTGTACCTATGAATGGTACTGCCGTAGTAGCTTTTTATAATAAATCTAGAACATTTACTGCTCAACAATTTACAAATGGTGAATTAGAAACATGGTTAGAAGAAACTTATACTTGGTGGCAAACACTCTCACCTTGTTCTACTAATACAGCTACCTCACAAACAACTCAACAAACAACTAATAACGCAACATCTAGTGCTGCTAATGCTGCAGCTAATGCTACTAGTGGTGCAACTCAAACTACAGGTACTACTGGAACGACTGGTACTGCCAGTACTACAAATACTAGTAGTACAAATACAAGTTCAACTAATACAAATACAAATGGTACATCTAGCGGAAATTCTACATCTTCAAACTCATCCTCTACTCCAGATAATTCTTCTTCAAGTACATCTAATGATTCATCGTCTTCATCTCCTGATAATACATCTTCAGATAGCACATCAGGGAGTGGAGATGACCAATCTAGTAATTCGTCAAATGAGTCATCAAGTAACACAGATGGAGAAACTCAAACTGAAGGAGAAAATGGAAATAACGATAGTAAAGAAGGAAACGATACTTCATCGGATCAAGAGGAAAATAGTACAGATTCGGAAAGTCAAGAATCAGAATCAGAATCTGAAGAGGTAGAAGAATCTACCGAAGAAGAAACTACTGAAGAAAGTAGTGAAGAAGAATCATCTGAAGAAGAATCTACCGAAGAGGAATCTACTGAAGAAGAAAAAGAAGAAGAGCAAGAGGAAGAAACCGAGGAAGAAGAATCTAAAGAAGAAGAAGAAGAAGAAAGTGATGAAGAACAAGATAAAAAAGAAGAAAAAAGAAAAAGACGAAACCCTATAAATATTTCAGCAAATTTACTTACTCAGTCTTCTTTAGATAGTAGTATATCTAATGCTATGAGTATAGGCTTATCCCAATCCTCATTAACTGGAACTACTACCTACTCAGGTAATTTAATGATATGGGATAATCTTAATCAGTTTAGTTTAAGTGCATCTCAATCTGACGTTTATTTTAATTATGATAGAGAAGAAAAACTTTATTTAAGAAACCCTGAAACAGGTAATAGAGATTTATATTTTGGATCTTATTATACTAAAGGAAGTATAATGATGGTACAATCTATTTCAGCTTCATTTATGTACATTTATGGGACTAAAGTAGCTTCATTTGGGTTAAGTAATGTGTATATGGGTCAAAAAGATAATGCTTGGAAAGGATTTGTAGGTGGTTACGCTTTATCTGGTACTATAATTAATATAAAAGATGATATAATGATAATGCCATCAGGTGTTTTATTTGGGACTAAACCATTCCCTACTAAACGAGTAACCATATCCCCTATGATAGCTCTAGCATTTAATCCAGTATCCTACACATTTAGTACTAAAAAATCTATGTTTGATGGAGATACTGAATTTAGTAAAGATATAACATATATTTTAGGATCTAACTTTGATTTAAATATATCACAAAGGTTTAAATTTAACATAGGAGGAAACGTAATAGGCACAACAACTCCAGGAATCCCATTAACTTGGTCAGCTACTATTGGATCTAAATTTCAGTTTTAATATTTATAATAAAATATGTTTCACTTAAATTAGTTATTTATGTTTAAATACTTAAATAGAAAATGGATGGCTTTTAGAGATATTTTTAAAGATGAAAATGACATCAACGAAAAATCAGTAGTTGGATTTATCGCTTTTGCAGTAATGGTATTATTTGCATTAGCTGATTTGTTCTTAGGATTTTTTGGTGGAAAAGACTTAGTAATTAATGAACATATATATGATTCCTTTGTCATAGTTACTTTAGGAGCATTTGGTATTGCCGAAGCTGGTAATATATTTGGAAAGAAAAAATAATGGCAGTAATAGAACCAAAAGGCATAGTAATTCATTCTATGGGGGAATACCTCCAATGGGAAGGAGAATGGCTAACAGCTCACGATTTTTTAAAAAAATTAAGACTTTCAGTACATGGGTTTATCCATCCTGATGGAACTTATGAAAAAATGGTTTCCTCCCCAAACAAAGCATCCCACGCTGGAAAATCACAGTTTGGGGATTTACAATATTTAAACTCACACTTTCTAGGATTTGAATTATTAGTCCCAGGAAAACATGATTTTGGTAGTTTCAGTAAAGCTATTGAAACCCCTAACACCTACACACAAGCTCAATTTGATTCAGCTGTTAATACTTGTAAATGGTGGATAAAAAAATATAATATACCAGTTTCTCATATAGTACGTCATTCAGATGTATCAGGTGATAATGTAAGAGGTAAAGGAAAAGGTAAAACTGATCCTGGTTCCGCATTTGATTGGGAAGCTTTTCAAAAAGCTTTAATTTAAAATGAAAACAACAAAACTAATATTACTTTCTTCAATGATATCATTTGGATTTATTTGTTCCTATTTTATGGAACTTACAATGCGTAATGCAGAACAATATTTGGCCATAGCAACTCTAATATTTGCTGATGGTCTTTTTGGTGTGATAGCAGGAATTAAAAGAGAAGGATTCAAAACCTATAAAGCAATCAGAATTTTAAGAACTTTAATTTTTTGGATTATTATACTAACTGTAATTTTAGTAATAGAACAAAGCATACCTGGGGCATCTTGGTTAAGTGAAACTATCTTAATGCCTTTAGTAGTATTCCAATTGATAAGTGTTTTGAAAAATGCTTCAATGGCTGGTTTTATAAAAATGGAAGTTTTAAACCAAATTTTGGATAAAGTAGATAAACATAAAGGAGTAAGAAAATAGGTTGGCTTAACCTATTCTCCTTTTTATATTTATTGATATGCTTAAAAACTTAAAAGAAGGATTATTTCCTTTTATTATAGCATTTTCCGCCCTGTCAGTGTCGGCTTCAGCTGCTTTCTATTCAGTTAGTGGCTTAAGCAAACTCTTTGCTGGTGCTTCTTTTGAAGTTATGATAATGGCTGGTTCGTTAGAAGTATCTAAATTAGTAATAGCATCTTTATTGTACCAATACTGGGATACTATAAATAAAATCCTTAGAACATACTTAGCTATAGCTACTGTTATACTTGTATTAATTACCAGTATGGGTATTTATGGGTTTTTAAGCGCAGCATACCAAGAAACCTACAGAGAATTAACTATTAAAAATAATAAAGTAGAATTTTTAGAAAATAAAGCTAAATTCTATGAAGATGATGTAAATAGATATGATGAAGAACTTAAAAGGATTGCTAGTAATATTTCTATTCTTAGTAACGCCAAATCTCAGTCGATCCAGGTACGAGACACCACGGTTTCTGGGGGCGTTAGAACAACCATCTCCACTTCTGAACTTCGGTTGGCTCAAAGGCGTATCGAAGTTGAAGAACAAAATCGTAAAGATATTCAAGCCAAAAGGCAAGTAGCAGCTGATAGTTTACAAACATTTAAGTTAGAGATTTTAGATCTAGAAAATGATACAGATGTAGCAGGTGAATTAGGTCCTTTAGAATATCTATCAGGTTTAACTGGTACTCCAATGGATAAAATTATTAACTGGTTATTATTAGTAATCATATTTGTTTTCGATCCTCTAGCAATATCTTTAGTTATAGCAGCTAACTTTGCATTTGCTCAAGCATTTCCAAAAAAAAAGTATAGGCAAAATTTATATGGGGAAAAAGTAGAAAATATTCCTTCTGTTTGGGATACAACTATACAAGATGGATTAGAAGATGAACCTGAATGGGAATTTACTACAAACCTTGAAGATATAGAAGTCAAGGATGCTGAAGAATTAAAAACCTCAAAAGAATTTTTAGAACAACTAGATAAAATAGAAAAGAAAAAAAAAACCGAAGAAATAATTGATGATGAAATCCATGAAGAGGATGAAGAGGAAGATAGGGAATGGAATGAATTTGATATTAATAAAGACGGAATCATAGATAAAGAAGAAGTTAAAGCTATCCATGATCAAATTAATTACCTTAAAAACCTTTCTAAAAAATCTTTATCTGGTTGGAGATTAAATAAAATAAATGCTGAAATATCTAGATTACAAAATTTTCTCCCTAAAGATGATTTAACAATAACCTATTAAGTTATGAAATACTTATTTTTATTATTACCCTTATTTACATTTAGCCAACTTATTGAAACTGATATTTTTACAGTACAATATGATCAAGAAAAAGAACAACCTATATGGGTAGAATATACAGTACAATGCCCAACAGGTAAAGCTTCAAGAGCAGGAATGGATTTTTATACAGAAGATGATATTCACACTTCAGATAACGATGATTATAAAGCAAACATATATGATAAAGGTCATTTAGCACCTGCTGCTTCATTTAATTGTGATAAAGAAACATTATATAAAACATTCACCTACCTAAATTCAGCTTTACAACATGAGGGATTAAACAGAGGTGTTTGGAAAGAATTAGAAGGGTTTGAAAGAGATTTAGCTAATTTTTTTGAAGTAAAGGTTAGAGTTGAAGTAGAATTTTCAAATGAAAAAGTACCGGGTGGTGCTACTATCCCTTCTCAATTTACAAAAATAATATCTTTTGGAGACCAACAACATACTTTTATTTTTCCTAATGAAAGTACTAAAGGAAAAAAGTGGGGAGATTATTTAGTTAAGTAAAGACTTCTGCATATTTATTTGGCTATCTAAGAAATCGTTCGTATATTTACGGCGTAATTAAAAATAGAGGTTATGTTATTATTGATATGTTTAATTTTTATAGGTAGATTTGTTATGATGAATCTAAAAGATATGCAAAAACCCTTAACATATGAAGAAGAAAAAAGAAATGAAGAAATAGGAAAAATCATTGGATATGGTGTAGCTATAGTTTTTTTCTTGTATGCTATGATAAATTCACCTTTTTAATATGTTTAATCCACCTATGACAAGAAAGGAAGTTGACAAACAACTTTCTCAATATCAAAAAATTAATTACAATCAGTTTCGTTGGTGGCGAATGTATCAACCAAAAAACAAACCACTTGATAATCGCCAACCTCTTCGTGATCGCATACTGAATGGTGATTTTGATTTTTCATGTTATAAAGCGCAGATATATTGGTGTGAATACCAATTAAATGATGTCCATGAAGAATGTCATCCTGATACCCAAAAATATCTAGAGAAAACTGCTGTGTTGAGAGCTCGCAGAAAACGTTTGATTGAGGATTTCGAAAGAGATGAAAAAGATAGATTAGAATATCTTATCAAAGACTTTACTCGTTATTTTAGATGTGATCGTGATCAAGTTATAGAAGAGATGTTGAACTGCAGTGGAGAATTAATTGATCTTTATTATATTATAAAAGAAAAATACCAGGTTATTCCTATGTCTTATGCTACAATGCGTAGGAGAGGAAGACCATCAACTAAATCGTTACATGTTAAATAAATTATGGAAAATAACCAATATATTTTAAGAGTCAGATATGCTGATAACAGAAGAAGAAAAGCTTTTAGTAAAACTCCAAGAGTAATTTGGAAAAGTAGAAGCAGATTTATAGCTTAGTGTTTATGAAAGTATCACATGAAGTACCTCGCTGTTTACTAACAGCCTCCCCTGAATTTAATGATTATGATTACTGTTTACCTCACTTGTTAGATCAAGATGAGGAGTACAAACAATATTTTTATAATGCTAAAAAGGAAGGGCGTTATATTATTATGGATAATTCTTTGCATGAGTTAGGGAAAGCCTATAATCATAAAAGATTAATGCATTGGGTTAAAGAATTAGAACCAAATGAATTTATAGTACCAGATGTTTGGATGGATATGAATTTAACTTGTTCCCAAGCTAAATACTGGAGACAATTTGAATACCCTGAAAACACAACACCAGTAGCAGTAGTACAAGGTAAAAATGATGGGGATGCTTATAAATGTTTTAGAATTTTAAGTGATCTAAAATATAAAAAAATAGCTATATCCTATGGAGCGACTTGGTATAATGATTTATTTCCCCATGTAAATAAAGATTTAGGAAGGGCTTTAGGTAGATTAGCATTTGTAAGTAGATTATTTTCTTCTAATGTTGTAACTAAATATGATAGAATACATTTATTAGGTTGTTCAGTACCACAAGAATTTGGGTGGTATAGAGGATTTGATTTTATAGAATCAATTGACACCTCAAACCCAATAATGGCAGCTTTAGAAGGTACAATGTATAATGAAAGTGGTTTAATATCAAAACCTAAAGCAAATATGAATGACCATTTTGATATTGATTTTGATGATGTTGAATATGAATTAATTATTCATAATACAACATTATTTAGAGAAATTAACGGAATACCAAAAATAGAACATTATGGCTAAATTAACAAGAACAGTAAATTATTGCAGCTTCAGATGGGAAGAATATATTTTAACAGAAGAAGAAGTAGCAAAGTGGAAAACAGGTGATGAAGATCTTCAACAAGAGGTGATAGATAATGCAGATTGGGACCTAGTAAGAGATAAACCGATTGATGATTACGGTGACGTAGAATTTGTAGAAAACGAATAATATGGCAGAAATAATAAAACATGCATTAGGATTTTGTGGAGAGCACTGGCATCCAAACATTTGGACTCTTCTTACAGGAGGGTTTGGATTAGTAGCTATTTATCATTATACTATATCTTATCTTAAATGTAAATTCAAACATTTAAAATCAGCGTTTGCCTATACGCTTAATAATACCTGGCAAAATTTAATTAATTATTTTAAATCATGGCAAAAAATGTCGTAGTATCCTTATCTGGAGGGATGGATTCCTCTACTTTACTACTTAGATGTTTATCTGAGTATGACAATGTAACAGCTTTATCTTTTGATTACGGTCAGAAGCATAGAGTAGAGCTAGAAAGAGCTCAATCATTAGTAGATTATTTAAAAGAGAATGGTCATAATGTTACTTACCAAGTTATTAAATTAGATGGACTAGTTAACCTTCTTAACTCTAATCTTGTAGAAGGTGGAGATGATGTACCTGAGGGACATTATGAAGAAGAAAATATGGTTGCTACTGTAGTACCTAATCGTAATAAAATCTTTGCTTCATTAACTCAAGCAGTTGCTTTATCAGCAGCTAATGCTAATGGAAATGACACAGATATCGCTTTAGGTATACATGCTGGTGATCATGCTGTTTATCCAGATTGCCGTCAAGAATTTCGTGATGCAGATGATGAAGCATTCCGTATTGGTAATTGGGATGCTGAAAAAGTAGGGTATTTTACACCTTATCTAAATACAGATAAATTAGGAATTTTAAAAGATGGAGAAGTACTTGTTGACGAATTGGGTATTGAGTTTGATGAGGTATATAAGAGGACGAATACGTCTTATAAGCCTTATCCTTCAGGAAATAGCGATTATAAGTCTGCTTCTAGTGTTGAGAGGATTGAGGCGTTCATTAATTTGGGGCGAAGAGATCCTGTACAATATGAGGATGAAACTGGAGAAGTATCTTACGAAGTAGCTAAAGAACATGTTGAAAGAGTTCTAGGTGAATACTCTGCAGCTTAATTTTAAAAACGATTGGCTCCGCAAGGAGCCTTTCGTATATTTAGAGTACAAAATAAATAAGTTATGAATTATCCAGATGCTCAAAAACATCAAATAATTAGTTTTATTAAATCAGCAGTTAGAATATTAGGTTATGGTTTTATGCCTTTTAATTTGGCTACTGCAACTATTATTCTTATATTAAGTGAAATAATTGGCATAGTTGAAGAACTAGTATGAGAAAAAAACGTAAAGGCCCTTATAGATGTGAATATGAGGATTCCCCTACCTATAGACAAATACTTAGGGAAAAGGCTAAAGGATATCAATTTATTGATTGTCGTAAAACCAACAGAATAATTAGAGTTAAAAACGGAATTGAATGTTAAAATTAGAATATGAAAAAAATACTTTACTTTAGTGCCTTATGGTGTCAACCTTGTAGAACATTGGGTCCTATCATTCAAGAATCTACTAAAGAAGGAGTTGTATATGAAAAAATAGATGTTGATTCTAATCAAGAATTATCTATACAATATGGGGTTAGAAACATCCCTACCTTAATTTTATTAGATGAAAATGGTGAGGTTAAAGGTAGAAAAACAGGATTACAGTCAAAACAAGATATAATAAATTTTTATAATGGGTAAATTTCAATCAACAAAAGTATTTGATGGTTTTTCTACTGTATTTAGACAGTGGAAAGCAGAAGAAACACACTGTAAATATATTCATGGTTACGGAGTTTCTTTTAAAATTTGGTTTGAAGGAGATTTAGACCATAGAAATTGGGTTTGGGATTTTGGTGGTATGAAAAGAGCTAAAGGTAAAATTGATGGTAAATCTCCTAAAGAATGGTTTGATTTTATGTTTGATCACACTTTAATTGTAGCTGAAGATGATCCCTATGCTAAAGCATTTGCCCAAATGCATGAAGCTGGTGTAGCCCAAGTAAGATTCATCCCAGCTACTGGCGCAGAAAAATTTGCTGAATATATTTACGATAAAGTAAATGAATTTATTTTTCCTGAAACTGATGGAAGAGTACAAGTTACAAAAGTAGAATTTAGAGAGCATGCTAAAAATAGTGCTATCTATATCCCTTAAAGGTTATATAGTGAATAAAAAACCACTTTAAAAAATTTATATGGAACATAAGCAATTAAAACGTATTGAAGATTACGATAAAACTCTTCCAATTGTAGAAGTTTATACAGCAGTACAATCAGAAGGTAGCCGTCAAGGTTATCCTACAATTGTAATTAGAACCACTGGTTGTACCCACAGATGTTACTTCGGTGAGGGTGGTTGGTGCGATTCTTGGTATACAAGTATCCACCCAGAAAAAGGTCAATACACCTTTAATGATATTATCCAAATGTATAAAGATAATCCTCATATTAAAGAAATGATGTTAACAGGAGGTTCTCCTACTATGCATCCTGCTCTAGTAAATGAATTAACCCACTTAGCAAATGAAAAAGATATTTTTATTACTATCGAGACTGAAGGAAGTCATTTTCTCCCTACAGATTATCCTATCAATTTGCTTTCTATCAGTCCCAAATTCTCTAATTCGGTACCTAAAATTGGAGTGGCAACACCACAAGGTGCGACTACGGATCAAAGAATGATTGACAGACATAATAAATTTAGATTAAATAATGAAGCGATCAAAAAGAGTATTAGTTATCATTCTGACTATCATATTAAGCCTGTCCTTGACAAAGAGCTTTCAATGGTTGGTGAAGTTGAAGATTTTTTAAAAGAATGTAATATACCAGACGATAAAGTCTGGGCTATGCCTGCAGGTGATACTAGAGAGAGTTTGAAAGAGTCTTATCCTGTAGTTATGAACTTTGTTAGAGATAGAGGATGGAGATTTACAGGCCGTGCACATATTATGGCCTTCGATACTGAACGTTGTGTCTAAAGAAGAAGCATTAAAAATATTAGAAGAAATAAAAGAAAATGTAAATATTTGTTGTGCAATCACAATGGAACCAGATGAAGTTTTATATTTATTAGATAAGCTAGAAGATTATATAAATGAAACTACCGATAATTAAACATCTAGTCAAAGCAGATTATATACCAGACTCTTATGAAGAAGCAGTAGATGTACTAATATCTTATTGCGAGGCAAGAGGAGTTAAAGACGAAGAATTAGACGTTATAGGAGAGATTATTTCTAACCTAGAAGGAGCTATAGTTGTGAAAAACGATATTCAAGATAACAACACACCAGAAAGAGAGGCATTAAATGCTTTTATGAAACGTGTAATAAACGCAGTAAAATAATATGACATTCGAAGAAATTTATTCTGATCAGGATTGTGAAGTGTACCTTAATGGTAATCCGGTTTGGGACTATAAGCTTACAGGAAATCAATTAAAGCTTATTTCTTTTGAAATCGAAGATAAAGAAGACACAGTCACTGTCCAAGAGTTAGCAGATTACATTATAGATGAAGAATTAACTTACGACATAGTTGATTTAATAAATGAAGAGACTGACCAGCCAGTTGTAGATTTTACTTTTAAGTATAATGTATTACATTTATCAAATTTAATTTTAGAGTAAAATGGCTGAAAAGGTTTTTATAAGCTGGAATTGGGTTGACCTACAAATACAGGTTATAGCAGATAAAATAGGAGAAGGAAACAAGTATGTAGGCGTTACAGGAATACCTAGAGGAGGACTCATACCAGCAGTTATGTTATCTCATAAATTAGGAATTAGATACCTACCCTACAGAGAGTCTTTTAAACAGTTACCTATATTGATTGTAGACGATATAGCTGACTCCGGACATACTTTAACTGATGTAGGAAATCGAGGATTCGATACAGCTACTCTTTGTGTAAGGTATTCTACTCGATATACCCCTACTTACTACGGAGAAGAGATTACGAGTGATAAATGGTTAGTGTTCCCCTGGGAAGAAAATGATTCAAAACCTATTCAAGATTATTTGGATTATTGAGATTATTTTCATATATTAAATTGTTAATAAGTTATAAATGAGTAAAGATTTTAGAGACGAAATTGAGATCGTCAAACAAGGGCATGCGAATGGAGTAGCGCCTGGATTTCCTTTTACAGAAGAACAGAAGTGGGAAGTAGTAGAAAAAGCAGCAGAGGCTTATGGTAAGTTTTTAGATGCGTTAGGATGCGATTGGAGAAATGATCCTAACTCTGAAGATACTCCTCGTAGAGTTGCTAAGGCATATGTCTTTGATTTATGGAGAGGACGTTATGATTCTATGTCAGAGATTACAGCTTTTCCTTCTGACGGTTATAATGGTATAGTTCAGGAATCGAATATTCCTGTAACTTCAATGTGTAGCCATCATCATCAAACTATCGGTGGTAGAGTTTCGATAGCTTATGTACCTTCTGAGAATGGAAAGGTAGTTGGACTGTCTAAACTTAATCGTATAGTAGAACACTTTGCTCGTAGAGGAGCTATACAAGAGCAGTTAACCGTTGCTATTCATAATGCTATTGATAAAATTTGTGAAGGTAACTTAGGTGTAGCTGTAATGATCGATGCTACTCATAACTGTGTGAGTTGTAGAGGAGTTAAGCATCATGGTGCATCAATGCAGACAGCAAAGCTAACCGGATGTTTTCTAGAAGAAGATGCAGCAAGAGCTGAGTTTTATAAAAATATTGAACTGGCAGCAGTATGCAAGCATTAGAAGAAAGACCGTGGGGTAGCTATGAAGTATTACTTGACACTGTATACTGTAAAGTAAAAGAAATTATTGTACAGCCAGGTCAAAGACTATCATATCAGTCTCATAAACATAGAGATGAAACTTGGACTGTAACTCATGGTGTACTTACTGTAATAAGAGAGGGGACAGAACGTCAAGTATACCCAGGTGAGTCTATCTTTATACGCTGTGGTAATAAACATCGAGCTTGGAATAAGACTCCTAAAACAGTTCATTTTATTGAAGTACAAACCGGAGACTATTTCGATGAAGATGATATAACTAGATACGAAGACGATTATGAACGGTAAACAATTAACAATATTTGATGAATTAAACGGAGGTATAGAAGCACCACCAAGTGTACCCTTCGTAAATGAAGTAGAAATATTTAATGCTACTTTTGGTAAACCTAATAATTATGAACCGACAATACCAGAAAAGAAAGAATGGCAATTCGTATATGACTTTATACTTGAAGAGCTGGAAGAATATAGACAGGCTTGCGAAGAAGGAAACATCGTGGAAGTTCTGGATGCTTTGTGTGATATTGCTTACGTCTCGTTGGGGAACGGAACTATGCTACATGGCCTTAAGGATAAAATATGGCCAGCGTATCAAGAAGTACAAGCCAGCAATATGTCGAAGTCTTGCAGCACTGAAGAAGAAGCCATGGAGACTGTCACCGTCCGCTCTAAAGAACAAGATGAGCCATGTCACTATGAGAAGGTGGCGGAGAGATTTGTAGTATATCGAACTCGAGATAGAAAAGTAATGAAATCGATTAACTACTTTAGACCAGACCTTAAACAATTTTTCAATGATTAATTTAGAAGAACATAAAATTTATGTTGATAGCCATAAGATGGATATGGTTCCTTACTCTATTGCAGTACAAGCCGTACAGTCAGCATTAGAGCAAAGTTTTAATTCAACAGAAGGCAAGCTTGATGAAGCTTTAAATATGATTAAAAAGTCACTT